CCCGAGCTGTACTCGATGCAGGACCTTCAGGAAGACCGCGAGAGGATGGGCACGATCATCTACAACCGCGAGCTCATGAACGTCTGTCAGGATGACAGCGAGGCGATCGTCAAGTCCAAGTGGCTGACGGCGTGGGAGTACGACTCCGACGTCAAGTGGGCGTCCCTGCTGCAGACTCGAGACGTCCGGATCGAGAGCGTCGTCTTGGGCAACGACCCGTCGACCGGCGAGAAGGAGACGGGAGATCCCGCGGGGTACGCCGTCGTCGTCAAGACGCGCGGCCCGGGCACCCGGTACGACTACTGGATCGAGCAGCTGCACAACGAAGTCATGTCCTGGGACAACCGGCTCGCTCAGCTCGAGAGGATGCACTCAGCCCAGAACTCCCGCGGCCCGGAGCACCGGGTCAAGCGGGCGTACGTGGAGGGGATCGGCGGATTCAAGGACTACGCGAACCAGGCGAAGGCGAGGACGTCTCTCCCGATCGAGGTGGTCCACTGGGTGAAGGGGAAGAAGGCGAACCTCGCCGCGAAGTCCGGGCACTTCGAGTTCGGCCGCGTGCACCTCTCGAGCAAGATCCAGAAGAACTTGCGGGACGAGCTGCTCTCGCAGCTGACGCAGAACGAGCCGAAGCACGATGACCTCCGCGACGCAGTCCTGCTGTGTCTCGAGGATCCCACCATGAGCATGAGGGACTGGGTATGATCAAGGTAGGGGATAATGTCCGCGACAAGACCTTCGGCAAGTTCTCTCGAGGGGTCGTGATCGCGATCATCGGTGACCGTGCGACGATCAAGTACGACGCTGGTGGGACGCATGATGGGGTGTCGATCAGTGACTTGGAGGTCTGCAACGCCATGAAGAAGACCGGCATCTACGCGAAGATAGCAGCATCCGTCCGGGAGCTCATGAACTCTGAACCCTCCTGCGCGGTCTGCGGCAAGACCCGGCACGAGGCCGGCGAGCTCGACACGATCGACGGACGCCTCGTATGCGAGCCATGCTCCGGCCAGCAGTTTTACCAGCAACCGAACTCGAATGCCGCTCCCCTCACCTGCGAGTGCGGCCATCCCATGGCAGAGCACCAGCTCGACGATGAGCTAAACGACAAGTGCACCCGGTGCGACTGCTTGTCGGCGATGGTGAAGGAGAACTCCGGCCGCTTCAAGCTCGGCGACGTCGTCCGCATGACGAAGGCCAAGCAGGACCGTTCGCTGTGGCGCGGCGACGATGTCATCTGCAGCATCGTGACGGTGTACGAACCTGGGGACCGGTTCGACTACCAGCTCAAGGTCCGGGTGAAGGGAGACTCGAACACCGGGTCCACGGAAGTCAAGGAGTCGGAGATCGAGCTGGCGAACTCCGTCGATCAAGGCCCTACGTGCTCATGTGGTCATTACAAAGCGGCACACCGGAATGACGGTGAATGCGAATTCTGTGGCTGGAAGTGCAAGTCGTACAAGGAAGTGGGGAACTCCAAGTGGCTGTCAGCCGTCCCCTCCGCGTGTCAGGCGTGCAAGCAGCCCTTCACGGGCGGAGTCTTCCACGACGCGCCCACCGAACCAGGCGGTCCCTGGGGCCTGATCTGCGAGGCGTGCTCTAAGAAAGGAAAGGCAGCCGGGGCGACCGCGGGACAGAAGTATGATCTCACGACCAAGGAGAAGTTGAACGCGGGAGACAAGACGATCAAGTACAAGGGGTACTCGATCACCTCGGAATCTACCGGCGATGTCATTGTCGGGAAACCGAATGGTGATTACGCGTATAATACGTACAACGTCGCCGATGCTAAGCGGTGGATCGATGATCGATCGGAGAGAGGGAACGCCGCCTACAAGGGCGCCCGCGTGTACTCACGGATCAACCCTACTGATCATGGGACCGTGGTGGAGACTGACGGGGACTCTGCCCTGGTGGACTGGGATGGATCGGGGAAGGCGTGGATCGGACAGAGGGACCTCGTACGGATGGAGAAGACGAACTCCGCCGCCTCGGACTTTGAGCACCATGTCCACGCGTGCCCCACTTGCAACTGGGAGACGGAGCGGGAGAAGCTCTGTCCCAAGGGGCAGGAGCTCTACGACAAGTTCATGACAGAGCCCGGATCCCGGATGGGGGAGAGAGGTAATGCGAGCATACCTCGCTGTCCGAATTGTGGGGATCGGTTGTATAAGGTCAAGGAGTGGGACGACTCGACTTCCTTTGAGTGTCGAACCTGCGGTGATCAAAACGTAAAGCCGGCGAAGAACTCTGGCGGTCCTCACGCCGACGCCGCCTTCGACGCGCACGCCTCCGAGTGCCCGGAGTGCGGAGCGGGGAAGCCGTGCGCCAAGGGACTGGAGATCAAGAACGCCCGCGACTACGGCGACCTGAACGACGACACCATGGTTAAGTGCCCGGAGTGTGGGAAGGTCCAGCGTTACGGTGCGATGTACTCGTTCGGCGCGTGCACCGACCCGAAGTGCAGCTTCGAGGTCACCGACGAGACGGTGGGACTGGGACTCCCGAGGGCGAACTCTTCCGATATCATGGGCCAGTGCAAGTCCTGCGGCCACGACATCGAGGTGGAGGAGAATTCCGTCGACGTCAACCCCACGTGCACCTGCGGTCACTCCCTCCAGGATCACGCCATCGATGGGATCTGCGAGACGTGCCGGTGCCCGGAGTTCACGCTCGAGTCGAAGCTGTACACCCAGCCGATCTCGATGAATGCGAACGCCTCCAAGGCCTGCCCGTCCTGCGGCGCGGAGATGCACGTGAGCAACCCTCAGGCTCCCGGACTCATCCAGCGCCAGTGCACGAAGTGCGGCGAGGAGACGCAGGGGGAGGAGGGACTGAGGGAGTACGGTAACACTGTCGAGATGGTGTACGACATGCGCAGTTACGATGAGGTCCTGAAGTGCAAGTGTGGGCACTCGATTCGACAACACGAGGAGTTCGGTAAGGAACCGTGCGAGAAGTGTGATTGTATTGGATACGATGGACCACACATCGGAGATGCTGCAACGGAAGCCAAGATCAAAAAGATCCCGATGCGCGGGAACTCCAAGGGCTACTGTCCCGACTGCAAAACTGAATTGTGCGAGTGCGGTCGTTGCCATAATGTAGTTTGTGGAAAGAGTCCGGTCTGCCGTCGACCTGGGAAAGATACGAGCCCGAAATGCTCGTGCGGGCACTCGAAACTTGATCACGTCGGAAATGGGGAGTGTATCAAGTGCGGAGAAGGTGAGTGCACGTATTTCGACTTACGGAACACTGCATCTCCCGCCAAGAAGTGCCCGGAGTGCGGGAAGGAGATGTGGCTGATCGACGCCGGGGACGAGAGGGTGTGGACTTGCGTCAGCTGCGAGCACCACGAGAAGGCGAATGCCTCTTCCTTTAAGAAAGGTGACCGCGTGCGCGTCGTGCGGCTCGTCAAGGATCCCGAGGGCGAGGAGGACATCACACCAGGCGCGACGGGCGTCGTGTCGGACGTCTCCGGCGGCTTGGTCTCCGCAGACATGAACCCAGGCGGCCCGTGGCAGGGGCACACGGTCGACTTCCTGCCGGCGGACCTCGAGCTGAAGAACGCCGTCGGCGACGCCGAGTACGACGAACACCTGAAGAAGTGTGGGATCTGCAGCAAGGCGCAACGCCCCGCCGACCTGTGCGAGAAGGGGAGGGACCTCAAGGAGAAGGGGAACGCCTCCGACTGCCTGGCCTGCGGCCACAGCGCCCAGCTCCACGACCGCGTCGACCGGGGTTGCACCTTCAAGGGGTGCCCGTGTCAGCAGTACGACTCGCGGGAGTATAAGAACTCCGACCCCTTCGACCCGAACTTCAAGAGGCTAGCTGATCATCTCGGTTCGTGCGAGAAGTGCAAGACTCTACTCGGAAATCCGCACGCACGGGGATCAGGATTTAATAGAGACGTGTGCCAGGTCGGCTATGATCTAGATCAGAAGGCTAAGTTCACGGACAAAGAAAACTCCGACCCCGACAAGGAGGCCCTCTCCCGCGACGTGACCGAGGAGGAGTCCGCGATCCGGCTCTACGAGAAGCAGGCCGCCGACGCCAAGCGCCCCCACGTCAAGGAGCTCATCGAGCACGTCGTCAAGGACGAGCGCGAGCACGTCCGCGAGTTCGAGGAGCAGCTGAAGGACGTGGACAAGGCGGGGGCGGTCGAGAACGACATGACCGAGAAACGAGGTGAGTACAACGGAGTTAGGTATAAAGTTCAATTCGGGGGCGACGCAGGCAAGTCCGGAATCTGGTCGGGGTACGATAATGATGGATTCCGAATTATATTTGCTATGTCCAAAGAAGAGTTCGAGAGAAAGGTAGATTCCGGTAGTACGGCGTACGCCGGTACTAAAAAGGCACGGGATCGATACCTAAAAGACAAGGGGCGTGGTAACTCCGCTGCGAAGGGGGTCCGCCCCTATGAGGACCTGAAGTATGAGGTCAAACCTGGAGGTAAGATTCAGGTCGGTCACAAGTGTGCTCACGGCGGCGGTGAGTGGCTTTGGTACGACAACGGCGGTCGCTGCAGCCAGTGCAAAGAAGTTTACAGCGTTCCGGAGTCCCTTGCGAACGCCTCCTCCGCCCACTGCGACGCGTGCGGCCACAACCACCCGGCTCCCCTCGCGACGTGCAACACGCCGACCGAGCTCGGGATCTGCAGGTGCCCGAAGGTCTGGAAGAAGGTGGAGCCGGAGACGAAGAACGTGGAGGATGCCGAGGGCCACGAGCATGACGAGAGCGGCAAGTTCACTTCCGGCGGAGAAGGTGGGGGATCCACTCCAGCCAAGGATCCGGTACTCGCGGTAGAGGACCGATTCGATGCGGAGAAGAAAGCCGAGGCAGCCGCCAAGGCACAAGCGAAGAAGGAGCGCATGGCCCGCATCCGAGAGGCGAACAAGAAGCACAATGCTGCAGACGAAGACGACTGCCGGTCCTGCGGCCACCGACGCAGCAAGCATTCCGGGAATAAGTGCTCCGACTGCTACGCCGGGCGGCTGTACGCGCACAAGTTCACCGAGAAGGGAGAGCCGACGGCCCCGCTGGGTGACATCGACAACGCCTTGACTCCAAAAGAACAGTGGTTGTTTCAAGAGTACGGTCAAGCCGGAGTCGATGAGTTCAGAAAAGCCAAGACGGATACCGAGCGCAACGATGTTATCGCGTACGGGCCGGGTAAGGGAAATCCGAACTTTGGAAAAGGATTGAAGAACGCCAACGACATGACCAACATCCCCGCCGCCGCGTGCGGCAAGTGCGGGGGCTGGACCGACTTTGGCGGCATGAGCCAGCACGCCGACTCCAAGGTGCCCGTGTCCGGGCGCACCGGATGCACCTGCCGGGGCAAGTGGCGCGAGGGCGCTGACGGCAACCCTCCTGGCTACGTCGACCTCAAGGACCCGTCGGGCGCAGAGGCGCGGAGGGCGTTGGGGAACGCCTCCACCGACGACGACCGGACGATGTTCGGCGTGCGCTACCGCAAGGGGATGAAGAGCACCCCAGGCCAGAAGTTCTTCAAGACGGCGGACGCCCGCTCCAAGTGGGTCGAGCAGCAGGGCGGTGACATCGAGGTCGACGCCTACACGGATCCACAGGGCAACGCCGTCCCCGACATCCAGACCCCCGACTCCCGCGAGAATGCGCGCGAGAACGCCTTCACCATGATTTGCCCCGTTTGCGACGACGCGGTCGCGCCGGCGGTCAACCCCGAGACCGGGATCAAGAGCTGCTCCAAGTGCGGGTCGGCGGACTTGTTGGTCGACCCAGACGAGAACGCCGTCCCCGACATCCAGACCCCCGACTCCCGCGAGAACTACGGCGGGCGGCAGTACGGGTCGAGGGAGTACCAGAACGATGACGACTCGCCACTCACCCCCGGTGCAGGTCGCTTCTCCAAAGTTTCGAGGGAAGACGACAAGCGTTTCGTCGTGTACAAGGACGACCAAGGAAATTTTCAGCTCTTTGACCGCTATTGGCAGAAAGATGCCGGTGGGTTCATGAGCAAGCACGACGCGTACGCGAAAGCGAATGAGTACAATCGAATGCGAGGCTGGGGAATCTAGGTCATGGCCTCCACCAAGAAGTCTCCGCTGGAGCTTGAGAACGCAGTCTTGCGCGGTCGCGTCGAGCACCTGCGCGAGATCGTGTACCTGAAGAAGGCGCAGCTCACCAACTCGCTCACGGGCTTGGCCGGAAGCATGATGCACCAGGACAACATCAGCAGCCTGATTCCGCTGTTCTCCTCCAACCTGTACTCCCCGCTGACCCTCAACTACACGCTCCTCACGTACATGTACAAGACGCACGGCGTCCTGCAGACCATGATCGACGAGCCGGTCCTCGACGCGTTCCGTGAGGGCCTGGAGCTGCAGTCCCTGGAGCTCAGCGCGGAGAACATCGGGGAGCTGGAGGACTTCGCCGAGGAGAAGGGCATCTGGGAGACGGTCAAGCAGGTCCTGATCTGGGGCAGGCTCTACGGCGGCGCCGGGGCGATCATCAACGTCGGACAGGACTGGGAGAGGCCGTTCGTCGAGGCTGATATGTGCCAGGGCGAGCTCGAGCTCTACGACGCCGACCGCTGGGAGTTCTCCGGCGCCATGCGCTCCGCCAAGGAGTTCCTGTTCTACGGAAAGAAGCTCGACGCCTCCCGCGTGCTGACCTTCGGCGGCAAGCGCGCCCCGCGCATCATTCGCGCCCAGCTCTCGGGCTGGGGCATGTCGGAGATGGAGCGCGCCGTCGAGGACTTCAACATGTGGCTGCGCGGCCGCAACGTCCTCTACGAGATCTTGGACGAGGCGAAGATCGACGTCTACAAGATCAAGGACTACGCCGCCACGCTGGCGACCGCCGACGGCGAGGGGCTCATCCGCGCCCGCATCGCGGCGACCAACCAGATCAAGAACTTCCACAACGCGCTCATCCTTGACAAGGAGGACGAGTACGAGGTGCAGGCAAACTCGTTCTCGGGCATGGCCGAGGTCATGCGGGAGAACCGGTTCGGCATCGCGTCGGCGCTCCGCATGCCCATGACCAAGATCTTCGGCATGAGCGCCGCCGGGTTCAACGCGGGCGACGACGACCTCGAGAACTACAACGCGATGATCACCTCCCAGGTGCGCGAGCCGGCCAAGCCGATCGTGCGCAAGGTGCTCCGGCTCCTCCAGCTCGCCGTGTTCGGGAAGGTCTACGACATCAGCTTCAAGTTCAAGCCCCTGCGCATCATCGGGGCGGTCGAGGAGGAGACCATCAAGTCCTCCAAGCAGGCCAGGTACGTCGCCTTGTACTCGGCCCAGCTCCTCGACGCTAAGGAGATCGGCGAGCTCCTCCACAAGGATAATTTGGTGTCCATCCAGACCAAGGCCCAGCAGGGACTGCTCCCGCCTCACGTGACGGCGCCGAGCACCGGGCAGATGTTCGGGGACGCGCCGGAGCCGCAGTCGGAGGCGGAGAGGCTGGAGGCCGCGCCGGTGCCGCCTCCTCCGCCCGCCGCGATGGAAACAGGGGAGGCTCAACCATAATGGACAAGGAAAATCCGCAGACGTCGGACGACATGGTGCACGTGAAGATCGCGTTCGACCTCAAGACGTCGCAGTGCACGCTGTCGAGCAAGTGCCCTACGGTCATGCTGCTCGGGATCATCGAGACGGCGAAGTCGATCGTGATCCAGCAACAGGTCATGGCGACGCTGAAGGCGATGGCGGCCAGGCCGCAGATCGTGCCGGCGACGGCGGACATGGTGAGGCCTGCCTAGCATGCGCGACCGAACCTCCCTGCTCAGGCGGGCCGGCAAGCTGGCGGCCGTGGCGTGCCCGACGTCGGGCGCCTCGCTGGCCGAGCGCGAGACCGCGCGCAGGCTGGCCGAGCGGCTATGGCGGGCGCTCGGCGAGATGGGCGGGGGAGTGGCGGTCATGGTGGGCGGCCGGACGGCGTTCCAGTTTTCCGCTAATGGGGCGGCCGCGTGAAGACCCTTCTCCCCCAGCGCCTCGAGTACGGCGACTACGCCCTGCTGGAGGACCAGATCAACGACATGCTCTGGGAGCTGGTCTACCGACCGGTCGTCGAGCAGGTCCGGAAGCTGATGCCGAAGGGCGCCGTGCCGGCGGACCGCGACGAGCTCCTGAACGCCGGGGACGCCGAGCTGAAGAGGGCGCTGAAGTCCGGCCAGGTCCAGATGACGACCTCCAAGGACTTGGCGATGTTCAACCTGGTGGGCGGCAAGTCGAGCCGCGGCATAGCGGACGCCATGCGCTCCTTCGGGGCGAAGCTCGACAAGGTCCGCGGGGCCTACACGTGCCCCGCGTCGGCGGTGCCGGGCTGGGTGCGCGCCGAGGCGACGGGGTACACGGAGAAGTCGAAGGCGTTCCACAGCGTCCTGGACACGACCCTCAAGGACTTGAAGAAGGAGATCGCCGACGCCGTGAAGAAGTACGACCTGACCCACGCGACGAAGAAGTCGGTGAAGGGCGTCGACGCCGGGTGGAAGGCGTCAGCCAAGGGGCTCGAGGTCGGCGTGCCGGAGCTCAACGAGACCGGGATGGCGGAGCTGGCGAAGGGCATGGCCGAGACGGCCAAGATACCGATCAAGGACTTCGCCATCGAGGCCATCGAGCGTCTGCGCGACCAGGTCGAGGAGAACGCCGAGCAGGGCTACCGCGCCGAGGGCTTGGCCGAGAGGATCCGCAACGAGTACGCCGTCTCCAAGGCCCGCGCCCAGCTGATCGCCAGGCAGGAGACCGCCAACTTCATGGTCAACTACCGCAAGGCCCGCGCCACCGAGGCCGGATGCACGCACTATATATGGAGGTCGACCAACGACGACCGGGTGCGCGCCGCCCACAAGGCGCACAACGGCCGCAAGTTCCGCTACGACGACCCGCCGATCGTGGACCCCGTGACTGGTCGCAGAGGGAATCCCGGAAATGACTTTTTTTGTCGGTGTATCGACCTCCCAGTTTTGGAGCGAGCATGAGAATCGGGGCGCGGTGCCTAGTCGGCGAGCGGTACGGCGAGGTCTATGACATCGCCGGGAACATGCCGGGCGGCCGGTTCTTCAAGGTCAAGTTCGACGACGGGGAGATCACGACGGAGCAAGAAGAGCACATCATGGTCTTGCCGAAGGGGTACAAGGAAAACGTGAACTCCCTCTGCTTTTGTCCCCACTGCGGCGAGGACCTCCGCGGCCCGCTCCTGCCGGAGGGGCCTTCCACTATGATGGAGACCCCCGAGGGCCTGATGCCGGTCGACCCGTCGCCGAAGCCGCAGCCCCACAAGACGGTCAAGCAGCAGGAGGTCACCGCCAAGGAGGTCGAGGCCATCTGGGGCCTGCAGCCGCTGCCGACCGGGATGCGCCCGTTCGGCGTGGTGACGGACGGGATCTCGGACCTGCCGCTGGCCCTCGCCGCGTCGAGCGTCACCGGCGAGCTGTGGGAGATACAGAAGGGCGAGGTCAAGATGCTGGACCTGTCCGCCCCGGTGGCGAGCGTCGTCGCCCGCGAGAACCACGCGTGCGCGCCGGACACGTCGATACGGAAGGAGTCGCTGGGCAACTCCAGGTACGGGGGCCGCCTGTGCTGAACTACGGCTACAAGGACCTGATCGTAGTCGTGCCTCCCTCAGGAGAGGTCGTCAGCGAGTGGATCCCCGCCGACTACGTCCACAGCTGGGCGACCAAGTGCCCGGACATCGCCTCGTACCAGGTGGAGCTGGTCGACAAGGACGACTACGGCGTCTACTCCGAGTTCAACGCGACGTACACCGGCCCGACGAATCGGCCGGTCGAGAGGAAGTGCGTGGGGTTCAAGATTCACATGACCGGAGCGGCTCCGGGGTCGTACGACTTTCGAGTCATGATCCGATGAGAGGGGATACCATAATGGACAAGAAGATCAAGGCGTACCTGGCGGTCATGCTCGTGATGGCCCTCCCTGGAATACTGGGCGCCATCACGAACTACGGAGCGCCGCAGACGAACGTGGTGCAGGTGGGCAACGTCGCGGTCGACGTCAACACGGGCAACGCCTCCAACGGCACGCAGCGCGTCGTCCTGGCGACCAACCAGCCGGCCATCCCCGTCACGCTGGGCGTCAGCGCGTCGACGCAGGCGGTCAACGTCGGCCAGTGGGGCGGCACGGCGACGACGCTGGGGCAGAAGCAGAAGGTCGCGTCGGTCCCCGTCGTCCTCGCCTCGGACCAGGACCCGCTCCCGTTCTCCCTCGCCGGCACCGTCACGGTCACGCCGGGCACCGGGACGTGGAACACGTCGGGCTCGACGGTCTCCGTCCAGAACGTCGGCGGCACCTCGCTTGACTCGAACCTGAAGACGGTCAACGGCACGAGCATCAGCCTGGGCGCGACGACCGGATCCGCCAGCCTCCCAGTCGTTCTCCCCACCGACATGCTGGCCTTGGTGACGGTCTCCACGAACGTCGGCACCCCGGTGCAGCACTCCGTGGGCGCCACGGTCACGTCGGCCACGCTGGTCCCGGCGAACGCCAACCGCGTGGGGATAGAGTGCGACTCCGACTGCTCGAACAACAAGGACGTGTATATCGGCTTCGGCGTGACGGCGACGAACGCCATGAAGATCATCAGCCCGTGCTCCTCGTGGCAGCCGCCCGCCGGCCTGCGCTTCACCAGCTCCATCACGGTCATATCGGCCTTGGGAACACAGACGGTGCGATGCGTCGAGTACTGACCCTAGTCGGCGTCGCCCTCGCGCTCCTGGCCCCCCGGGCCTGGGGCCTCACGTCCACTGTTTCCAAGTCGACGCAAGTGGTCACCTCATGGCAAGGCGGCGAGTGGCGCGTCGTCCTGAGCAGCGGCATGAATACGGTAGGCATCGACGACAACAAGCTGCGGGTAGAGACATATCAGGAGCCGTTCACGACCGACACGGTGAAGATAGCGAACGGAGGCAACACGGCACAGGTCGACGCATCGGGGCGTCTGGCGGTCTACCTGGCAGGGACGAACGCCCCTTCCGGAGTAACCGTCGCCAGTTTCACTTCGCTCACCAACATCGCTAATGGGGCGACCGTCGACGCTTTCTACGCCGTACCGAGCGGCAAGACCCTGACCCTGCAGGAGTTCTCGTTCTCCAATACTCCGGGCACGGGCAAATACATGGAGTACTACCTGTACGACGACGTGAACGGGAACCTGACTGGGATGAGCCTGCTTCACGTCTACCACAACGAGGTCGGTACATTCGGGCGGGTGGACTTGTCTGACGCGCTATTGGGAAACGGCACTCGCAGGTTCCTGCTGCGAGTTACGGCTCAGGGCGCAGCCTTCGAGGTCTTCCGCTCCTGGCAGGGGTACGTCCAATGACTTACGCGGACCTGACGGATATTGTCTCCAAGAAGAACCTGGCCTGGCAGTACAGCGATGACCCGTCCTACTACGTGGTGTTCGCCGTCGACAGTGGGATCAGGTACGAGTGCACAATCTACAAAACCGGGCACGAGGCGGAGGGGGTCGATACGGAGCTCAACGCCGAGAACCTAGCCGACTTCCTGGCGAACATCGAGCCCAACGCCAACTGGGCCATCGGCCAGCGGCCCTACCCGTTCGCAACCGGGGACTTCGACTACTCTGGCAATCGCATCCCCGTTACGACCATCACCGAATGGACGTCAGTCGAGGGGGACAGCTACGCGGACCTGTGGTTCAAGATCGCCGCGTCGAATCTATATATGAACGGCGGCGAACTCATCATGTACTCTGGGTTCGTGCCCGGCGATTGGGCTGAGATGGCGTTGGCCGATAAAGACGGAGCCTACTCGCCCGCCGGCACCGTCCTGAAGTCGTGGGTGCGCGGCAAGAACCTTCATCCCGGTCCGCAGGCAGGGACCGCGCTCTGCCACTGCAACACGCCTTACGCGGGGCATCCTCCCATCAATGTCTATGTCCGCGTCAGGATTCATCGCGCCGACTCCGGCAACAGGGTCGTCGGCGTGAACCTAGAACTGCACGAGGCGATCTGATGGCTAACCTCGGGACGCCTACTAAGTTCGGAACGGTCTGGGTCATCGCCGTCTGCGCCGCAGCCCTCATCGGGTGGGACGTCTACGCGGCCATGAGCCCGACGCAGCCGACGATCTCGGCCCTGGCGCTCATGGTCTCCCGCCACCCGGTGGTCCCGTTCCTGGGCGGAGTCCTGGCGGGGCACCTGTTCTGGCCCCAGCAGGTGAAGGCATGAGCCCGATATTCCGCCTCCTCAACTCCCGACCAGGACGCCGCTGCGAGTTCGCCGGCCTGCCCGTCAACGTGGAGATCGAGGTCGGCGAGGTCAAGAGCGGGGTCGACGAGAACGGGATGGCCTGGCACCACGAGTACCAATTTCCTTATGGCGAGATCCTCAAGACCGAGGGGGCCGACCGCGACCCGGTCGACGTCTACCTAGGGCCTGACGAGTCCTCCGACAAGGTCTTCGTCGTCCACCAGGTCCGGGCGGACGGCGAGTTCGACGAGGACAAGGTGCTGCTGGGCTTTTGCGCCGCCGGCGACGCCGAGAGGGCCTACCGCGACCACGGCCCCGACTGGGGATTCGGGAGCATGGACGAGATGACGCTGGACCAGTTCGTGGAGGGGTACCTGGCGAGCAACCGGCCTAATCCTCCTTCCGGATCTTGTGATACCATTGAGGGGCACCTGAATACCGCGAGCGAGCAGGACATCAAGGACGTCTGGTCGGCCCTATCCTACGACGAGCGCGAGTTCACGCTCAAGCGGGCGGGCCTGCCCCCGGAGTACCGCCAGGGCTGGGCGCTCATCCCGGAGGACGCTCGCGCGAAGCTGCGCCCGCTCTTGGTCAATGCCGAGCTCTCCAACCCCTCGCCCCGCTCTGGCGAGGCCGAGGGCGACTACGTCTCCCGCTTCATGGCCTCCGCCGAGGCCCAGCGGGACTACCCCGATCAGAAGCAGAGACTCGCCGTCGCATACTCGATGTACCGTGAGAGGAACTCATCCATGAATAACGCAGCCGCCATCGTCGTGACTCAAGACGGTAACTCCTACGACCTGGAGATCATGGACGGTACGCACGTGAAGATGCGGTTCACCGGCGGAGACGGCAGGTGGGGCATCCCGCTGCACATCGGGCAGCTCGCCCCCGAGGTCATGGACCAGCTCAAGGCGAAGGGGCTCGCGGACAAGGGCAACGGATTTTTGAAGGAAAACGCCATGAAAGACCTGGACCTCTGCAACGCCTGCGGCGGCGCGATGCGGGAGACGGGCCGGGTGGGCGACCTCGTCAGCTCGCGGTGCGAGGGCTGCGGGAACGCGGCCCATGCGGCGGGGAACGCCTTCTCCGGATGTCGCTGTGGGCATACCCGCCGGGATCATGTGGATCTGGTGGGAAAGTGCGGGGAATGCACTTGCGCCAAATTCTCTGACGCGGGTTTGCCCAGCGAAAAAGCCAACTCCGCCCTGGACAGCATCGCCCCGAAGGGCGACGCGTTCCGGCCCATGTTCACCCACGGCAGGGGCGTCAGTTTTTCCAATTCCCGGTTCACCCCATTGAGCATCACCGGGGAGCGGCTCGACCTCGAGCTGGCCCCCGGCGAGGACGCCAAGATCGAACGCGGGCGCCCGTGGAGCGCCAAGCTCAAGCTGACGAGCGGGCAGTACGTATACGCCAAGGGCGCGGACTGCGGGGCGCCCGGGTGCTTCTGCGACGCCGAGCTGACGCGGCCCCTGGCCGGGAACTCCAACTCCGCCCTGGACAGCATCGCCCCCAAGGGCGACGCGTTCCGGCCCATGTTCACCCACGAGGGGAAGCGCAAGGAGTCGGAGATCTTCGGGCTCAAGCCGGGCGAGACGGAGGCGAAGCCGGCGGCCAACGCCCTCGAGGTGTGCGGCGCCTGCGGCGGGTCCATGACGGAGCTGGGCCGCGTCGGAGAGATGCGCCACTCCCGCTGCGACGCGTGTGGGCGAGACGAGCACGTCGAGCTGACGGGGGAGGAGAACGCCTCTCCCAAGTCGTGGTACTTCAGCCAGGGGAACAACTGGGGCTACGTCGACGCCGAGACGAGTTCGGACGCCATGGTAGAGGCGGAGAAGGTCCTGAAGTCGAATAAGGTCTTCACGAAGGAGGAGATCCACGTCGAGCGCAAGGAGCAGAGGAACATGGCCGGCACCTGTGCCTCGTGCCTGCATGGCCTCGCCGAGCACGACGAGTTCGGCTGCCTAGCCGGTGACTGCGACTGCGGCGTCGCGGGCCAGTCCCATGACTCCGCGAAGATGGAGCGCCACCTCCAGCCGGGGGACCTGGCGAACGCCTGCAAATTCAAACAAGGAGACCGCGTCATCTGCGTCGGTGGCGGAGACAACGACGGCAAGAAGGGACTAATCGAGAAGGCGATCCCGCTTTCCCCTAGCGACTGCAGATACGACGTCCTGTGGGATGACAAGAGCACTACGAAAAACCTAGAGGAGAAGTGGCTGAAGCTCGAGGTCGGAAACGCCCTCGAGCCTGCTCCCGCGAAGGACCCCCTCGGCGCCTCCGAGAAGGACAACGCCGAGACCATCAAGGAGGCCGAGAAGGCCCACGCCAAGGTGGAGAAGGCGGCGGACAAGGAGAACAAGAACACCGACGGCGGCAAGACGAAGGCCGACGCCCAAGCCTGGCTGGACGCCCACAAGTCGGAGTGGATGGATCACGCCTCCGGAATGCTGTACATGCGAATGCTGAATGAGGGGTTCACCGACGAGGTGATCACACCTCTCATCAAGCAGCTCATCGCGATCGGCGTCGTCACGAACGCCTCCCCCGCGTACGTCCTCGAGTGGCGCTGGAACGGCAACTGGCGGCGCGACGACGTGGAGAAGCCGCTCGACCTCGCCACGGCCAAGCGCGAGGCGGCGGACCTGTTCGCCAAGCGGAACGAGAAGCTCACCAGCGTGCGCGTCATCGAGCAGGCCTCCGGCAAGGTGGTGGAGGAGCTCGGGAACGTCTCCATGGAGCCCGAGCGCGACGTCGACTGCGCGGAGTGGTTCGAGGCGGCGTTCGGCCGGAAGCCTGCGAGCGACCCGCAGTACTTCAAGGAGTGGCAGGAGCGGTGGAAGAAGGGCCCCCGCGACTTCATGAGCTCCCAGTATGCCGCTATCTTCGACCGGATGAAGGGGGTCAAGAACTCCCAGGACTCCTGCTCCTCGTGCAACAAGATGGTGGACACCAAGGACCTGAAGACGGTCACCGTACAGGGGCAGCTGGCCTCCCTCTGCTCCGAGTGCAGGAAGACCATGGCGAACTCCCGCGACGAGAAGTGCCAGAAGAACATGGACCCGGAAGGCGGGCCCCACGCGTGGACTATGGGAGACGTCAAGCCGGACGGCACGGCTGCCTGGACTTGCACGTTCTGCGGCAAGTCAGAGGTGCACAAGAACTCTAAGGAGAACTCCACCGACTGCCCCGAGTGCAAGGACGTGCTCCACAATCCCTCCCTGGTGACGCGGGCATACGGTGACGAGCCGCACAAGATGCGGACTGCGGTGCGGGATGGGGTCAAGCACGCCGAGGTCGAGGTCGACGGGGAGTGGGTTCCCTACTGCGGGAACTCCCTCAAGAACGACGCCTACAGCAAGGCCAAGGAAGACGCGGCCGAGAAGGCCTGGCGCGCCCACTACGACTCCTGCGACTCCTGCAGGGGAGCGGTCGAGGCCGGAGCCCAGGGACCCGGCGCCCTGTGCTCGAAGGGCGGGAAGCTGTTCATGGCCTGGGAGACGTCGAGCGAGGCGTACAACTCCGTGAAGAACGCCCGGCAGCGCAAGGACGAGTACGGCAGGTGCTTCGCGTGCCACCATGACTTGTTCGAGCACCAGGGCAACGGAAAGACGTACAAGTGCTGGGAGTGCGACAAGCTCGGTAAGGAATGCCACGAGCAGGACGAGAACTCCATGAAGAACGCCGACCAGGGTTCCGGCAAGAAGTGCGAGGAATGCGGGCACCCGGCCGCGAACCACCGCGGAGCGGAGGACGACCTCCGGTGCCAGATCTGCGACTGCAAGCAGCTGAAGAACGCCGACCAGTCCGCCCTGGGGTTCCAGCAGGACGCGAAGACCACGACCGCCGGGGCGGTCCATAAGGAGGAGGACAACGCCTCCCCTGTCCCTGTCGCTGTGACGTACCAGTCGGTCAAGAACCCGCCGTTCGAGGTCGAGATGTCCGACGGCTCGAAGAAGATGATGACCCGCGACCAGTGCACGGCGGCGGGCGTCCCGAGCGACGCGTGCCGTGAGGCGATCACGGGTGGCGAGCGGGTGGGGATCATGACCAACTCCTCCCCAGATGGCGCGGTGCACAAGGAAGAGAAGAACGAGGGCAAGGGGTTGTCCGGTCAGAAGTACGTGGATTGGTGCGACTGCCGGTGGCCGACCGGTAGCAAGCCGCGGCACGTCGATGGCTGCCGCGTCCGCGGAGCCGGGGACGACACTCCGATCAATCCGAGCATACCGCTGCCCAAGGAGAACTCCACTGAAGGCACCGACGAGGGCCCCGAGGCCCACATGACCCCCACCGAGCTCGCCAAGCACGAGCGCTCCGAGACCCCCGGCGTCGAGGCGGCGGAGCACCAGAACGACAAGCGTGACGACGCCTTCAGGAAAGCGGACGCCCTGAAGAAAGAAGTGAATAAGATGTACGAGAAGCAGGGACGGGAACCTCGCCTATTGGAGGATGACATCTTCCAGGAAGAGCTCAGGAAACTCGAGAAAGCGAAAGACTCGGCCATGTATGAATGGATGGCCTTGAGCCAGAATTCGATCAACACCGGCCCCTCAGAGGAAGACGGTGCGAGGAAGTATGGATCCGCGGAGAACGAGGACGGAGAATAGGCCATGGAAAATCATCCGAAGGTCCTGCTGAACTCGCCCTACCGCTCCCGCTTCGAGAACGAGATGAAGCGCACGGAGTGGGCGAAGCTCTTCACGGCGAAGCACCTGGAACCGGGAGTGGTCACCTACGACCAGGCCGACGGCTCCAAGAAGACCTACCTCCTCACCCGTGAGGCGATCGCCAAGATGCGCCCGACCGCCGAGGGCAAGCCCATCGTCGGCAAGTCCGGCGACTTCGACCACAAGTCGGTCAAGCCCACCGACTTCCAGGAGGGCGAGGTTGACGGCGTCGTCGTGGAGGGCTTCGACTCCGGTGACGGGTGGGACTCCATCCGCTTCATGGTCTGGGAGCCAGAGACGAAGTCCCGCTGCCTGGCAGCCCACGACAACGGGGACGACCACCAGATATCGTGTGCCTACGTGCCTACCGAGACGGACGAGAAGCCGGGCTTGTGGCACAACGTGCCGTACGACGAGGTGATACTGAGCGGGGAGTACACTCACTTCGCGATCGTACCGAACCCCCGCTACGAAGGGGCCGTGATCCTGGCGAACTCGATGAAGAAAGGAGGCATAGTGAACAAGGTGCTAAAGTCGGTGCTGAGCTTGGTCCCCGTGGCCGAGCTGAGGGAGATCGTGAACTCGATCGAGTCGGACCAGGAGGAGGCCAAGAAGATCGACGCGGAGAAGGCCGCCGCGGAGGTGAAGAAGAACGCCGACCCCAAGTGCTCGAAGTGCGGGCACGGTCAGATAAACCACTACGATGAGGGTAAGCTGACCTACTGTGCCGTACAGGGTCCTAAGAAAGGTGATAAAGGTGGGACCGGTACCTGCGGGTGTGAGGGCGACGGGAAGTTCAACGCCCTCCCGAACGCCGCCCCAGTCGACTACGAGGGCAAGGCATTGTCCAAGAAGCAACTCGACCAGATGAAGAGTTTGGGTCTTGAACCTTCTAAGCAAAAAGACATCGACACGTTTGCCACCGTGCACGGATGGGGTCTCGATAACGCCGCCCCGCCAGACCCCGCCGTGGAGGGTGCCGGAGTCCTCGCCAAGGAGAAGCAGCCCGAGGCCGGAACCGAGGCCGCATCCCCCGAGGGGAAGGCCAAGGCCGCCGCCAACGACGGCGACGCCCCCGCCGTCCGCCCCGAGCCCGGAGTCGCAGGCGCGATCCCCGGTCCGGCAGCCAACGCGGACCCGGTCACCTGCGAGAAGTGCAAGAAGGTCGAGTGCACCTGCGCCGCCCCGGTGCCGGAGAAGGTCGTCGATGCTGTCGCCGAGTACGAGGCCGCGATCGCTGCTGCCGTCGAGGCGTTCAAGGTGGATGGGGACAAGGCCAAGTACGAGGCGGCCGCGAGCGCAGCGCTGGACCGCAGGATGGCCTCAGATCCGAAGCCTGCTGCCAACGCGGAACCCGTGAAGCCGGAGGAGAAGCCGGTCATCAACGCCGAACCCTCCAAGGAAGACCTGGAGAAGGCGAACGCCCTCCGCCGGCAGGAGAGGCTCAACGCCCTCAAGAAGCTCGCGCTGAAGAACACCGCCGCCAAGGAGGCCCTGCGAAAGCAGTACTTCGAGGACCTCCGCAACGCGGCGGAGCTGAGGGGTGCCCGCTCCGGCTCGTGTGAGCTCGGCGTCACCACCTCGGATGACAAGCAGGATCTGGGACGGTCGCGCTACGGCTCTTGAGCCCGGGTGCGCGTCCAGTGAAAAGAAGAGCCGTGACGCCGTCAAAACTAAACCGCAAAGAGAGGTAACACGCAAATGAGCACCATCCCGCAAGTCCAGTCAGACCAGTTCGCGCAGTCCGCCGTCAAGGGGGACCTCGACCTCGCCATCATGCACTCCGGCGTGGTCGTCGGCTCCATCTACTCGGCCACCCCGGCCCACACGTTCGCCGCCGGGTCGCGCGTCAAGCTCGACGCGTCCATGGCGTCCGCGGGCGCGCTGCCCCGGTTCGTCAAGGCCGCCGACAACGAAGCCGCGTTCGGCACCATCAAGCGCACCCCGCAGAAGGCGCTGTTCGCCGTGGGCGACATCGTCGAGGTGTGCATGGCCGGAAACCCGGTCGTCCAGTGGCAGGTCGCCGGCGCGACCCTCACCCCGGGCCTGTCCGTGGGCATGTCCACCGACTTCATCGTGGCCGCCGACGGTTCGCACACCGCCATGGGCGTCGCGCTCGACTACGCGATCGACTCCACCATGGTCCGCGTCGTGATCGGCGCCGTGGCCTGCTAGGCCGACCGTAAAATCTACGTAAAGGACAAGGTAACGCAGACATGAGACACAACGAACTCCTCAACTCCCTCCGCAAGGGAGACCAAAAGACCCTCCGCCAGTACGAGGGCCAGCCCGAACTGCTGAACCAGCTCCTCGCGATCGCGGCTCACCCGATCGCCTGGAAGCCCGGCCTGGACCGCGAGCTGAAGAACACCAACGGGGCTATCGACCAGTCCTCGCTGGGGTTCCAGTACACCATCCAGACCACGACCCTCATCGCAGCCGAGGTCGTGCAGCAGAAGTTCTACGAAGAGCCCATCGCTGACTTCGCCCCCGTGCTCGTCGGGCGTGGCCCGTGGATGGAGGACATCAAGACCAACCTGACGTTCGACGCAGCGGGGCCGTTCGAGCAGGGCATTCAGAACCTGTCTACCCGCAGCGAGATCGCGAACGTCGAGGTCGGCATGAGCCCGATCACCGCCAAGATCGCGACTTGGGCGAAGGGCTACATGTACTCCGTGCCCGAGGTCCAGAAGGCGCTCGCCAGCAACAACTGGGACATCGTGGCGTCGAAGTACAAGGCGCTCGTCAAGAACTGGCAGCTCGGCATCCAGGCCGTCGGGTTCCTCGGCCGCAAGGCCGACCTGGCGAACTTCCCTGGCCTCCTCACCAACCAGGCGGTGAACGTGAACGCGTCGTTCATCACCGGCCCGATCAGCACGCTGAGCGCGGACGACTTCGCGGCCTTCGTGGCCGGGATCATCCAGCTGTACCTGACCAACTGCAACGAGGTCCGCTACCCCAACCGGTTCGTGATGCCCCGGGCGGACTACGTCGGCCTCGCCAGCCCGGTCAGCGCGCAGTTCCCCATGATCTCCAAGCTCGAGTACCTCGAGAAGGCGTTCAAGGGCGTGTGCGGCGCGGACTTCAAGATCCTCGCGTCCGCGTACGGCAACAAGGCCCGCAACGCCGGCTACGACTCGGTCGGCGGCACCAACCGGTACGTGCTGTACAACAGCGACCGGGAGACGATCCACATGGACATCCCGGTGGACCTGTTCCTCAACGCACCCGCGACGGGGAACAACTTCAACTGGCAGGGCGTCGGCGCCGGCCAGTTCACGGGCATGATCGTGTACCGCGTTCCCGAGGTCCTGTACTTCGACGACGCGGCCAGCATCTAGGCTGAGTCTGACTCCGTACCCGCCCATCGGGAAACCGGTGGGCGGTTGAGGGAGCCTGAATCAGGCAGGAGGAGAGCAACATGGCGGACGAGAAGATGGTGGACGTGATCAACCAGGGCGGCAGGACGTACGCGACTAGCCAGGGGAAGCTGATCCCGAACGGCGGGATCTCGCTGCCGGAGGCCGAGGCGAAGAAGATGCTGAGCTACTTCGGAGTCGTGCTGGCCAGCTCGGTCAGCAAGTGCGCGGGTGACGGCGCCGCGCTGGCCCGCGAGAACGCGGAGCTGAAGGCGTCGGTGAAGGCGCTCGAGGCGAAGCTCGCCGACTTCCTCGGCGCGCAGACCAAGAAGGAGCTCGAGGCGCTGCAGGAGAAGCACGGGGCCATCAAGGCAGACGAGCCCGTGGCCTGAGGAGAACCATATGGCTGCCACGCCGCCTGCGACGCTCGCCGAGTTCAAGGTCCGGTTCGCCCGGGACTTCCAGTTCGGCGACGGTCAAGACAAGGTGATGGACACGGACGTCAACTCCGCCATGGCGGACGCGATGCCCGTGTTCAACCCGGCCCTGTTCGACACAGACACCGGGAAACTGGCCTTCCTAATGGCCACGGCTCACTTCGTCGTGACGAACGTCCAGGCGGCTGGCGGCCTCTCGGGCAGGCCGCACGGGCTAGGGATCGACAACGTGCCCGAGGAGCTCATATCGAGCAAGAACGTCGGGGGGATCAGCCTCAGCGTCGTGGAGCCCCCGGACATCGTGAAGAACAACCAGGTCCTTCGGCAGTTCTGGACCACGGACTACGGCCGGCGCTACCTGTCCATGGTCACGCCGAAGCTCCGCGGCGCGTTCGGCGCGGTCGAGGGACCTCTTATGCCGGACGCCGGCGTCCCTCCCGGAATCCCGTTCTCGGAGTTCACCTGATCCTTATGGCCAAGAAGAGCTCCGCCAAGTTCAATATCAAGGGACTCCAGGTTATACAGGAGTCGCTGAAGAAGATGGAGGACGGCGGCTATCACATCCAGGTGGGGATCTTCGGCAGCAAGACAGGGCGCAGGAAGGGCGAGGTGACCAACGCGGAGGTCGGCTTCGTCCACGAGATGGGGTCGGTGACGCGCGGCATCCCGCGCCGGTCGTTCCTGTGGGCCACGTTCGCCGACCACGGCGCCGAGCTCATGAAGTCGATAGAGCCGGGCACGATGAAGCTCTTCAAGGAAGGGAAGGTCTCGGAGTACCTGAAGCTGGCGGCGAAGGCCGCCGAGAACCTGGTGCAGAAGGCCTTCGACACCGGCGGGTTCGGCGCCTGGGCGCCGCTCAAGTACGAGACCCTCCTGGGCAAGCTGAAGGGGTCTCTCAAGAAGCGCATGCACCAGGCCAGGGAGCAGGAGATCGCCGGCACGCAGCACTCGCAGATACTGGTCAACACCGCGCAGCTGAGGCGCGCGGTGGCGTCGCGCGTGGTGGGGAAGGCATGAGGATCCCGAACGTCAGGCAGGCGCTGCGCGGGCTCGGCCGCCCCGCCTCGTTCCAGATAATCAAGACCGAGGTCAAGGACCACGAGGCGACGCCGTCCGTGGTGGCGACGACGTACATCAATCTGGTGCTGCAACCCCAGAAGGCGCGGGACATCGCCGTCAAGCCAGAGGGCGAGCGGCGCTGGCGCTGGTTCGAGGGGTGGTCGGTCGACAGCCTGGAGCTGGGGTGGACGCTGGTCTCGGAGAAGGGCGTGCGGTACCGGATCATGAGCACCACCGACTGGAGCCAGGGCGGGTATTACCACTACGAGCTGACCGAGAGGCCGAGGAAAGACTGTGCTTGAGCAACGAGAGGTCACCAAGGTCGTCGCCGACATCCTGATGTCGGAGATGGCGCTCGACGCCGAGCACTGCCTCCTGGGCGACCAGCAGTACGCGCTGCCGGCGGACGACGAGCTCTTCGTGGTGGTGTTCGACGACGGGTTCAAGCCGCTCGGCGGGACCAAGTTCATCGAGCTGGACCCGGCGTCCGAGAACTACCTCCACGAGGTCCAGCAGTACTCCGGTTTGCACGACGTGCGGGTCGAGGTCATGAGCTTCTCGAACGCGGCGAGGCTCCGGATCGGCGAGGTGGCCATGGCGCTCAACTCCATCTACGCGCAGCAGCTCTCAGAGCAGTACCAGATCCAGATCGCCGACAGAATCAAGACCCCAGTCAACGCCACGGCGGCGGAGGAGACCGGGATGCTGTTCCGCTACTCGACGCACGTCAACGTGACGGCGATGCACCAGAAGGTCAAGCCGCTGCCGTTCTACAACTACTACGACAAGTACAACGGGGCCTTGCAGGACGGCACCGCAAAATCACCGGAGGTAACTATCAATGAGTAACCAGCAAGGTCAGACCCTGGACTTGGTCAACGTCGTCTCGGTGGCCCTCCTGCCTACCCCGGCAGAGCTCGGCTCGCCCAACGTCAACACCGTCGCTCTCTTCACGCAGGAGCTTCCGTCCGGCTGGGGCTCGGGGCAGACATACGCCGTCTACAAGGACCCGATGTCCGTCGTCACCGACTTCGGGACGAATTCTAGCGCCGCCGCCATGGCCATCGCCTTCTTCGCGCAGACGCCGAATCCGGTCAACACCGGCGGGTACTTGGTCGTCATCCCCCGCCTGACCAGCCCGACGCTCGAGACCGTGCGCGATGCGCTGGCCAGGACCGTCGACCTCGTGTACTACTACGGCGTCCTCATCGACGAGGAGATGGGCTCCAACCCGACCGAGTTCGCCGCGCTGGTCGCTCTGGTGCACTCCATGAAGAAGATGTTCGGATACTGCTCGTCGAACGTCGCCGACTTGGAGGTCGGGTCCATGCTCGACTTGGTCCGCCAGGCCAGCCAAAACCGTGGCCGCATGTTCTACCACGGCATGCCTCTCCTTAATGGGGCCGCCGTGCAGCAGACGCAGATCTTCGCGGCGGCGTACATCGGCCGGGCGCTGTCCACCGACTTCACGGGCGTGGGCACGGCGATGACGATGCACGGGAAGACGCTGGTCGGGCTGATCCCGGACCAGACCATCGCGCAGACCCAGCTCAACAAGGCGCTGGCCGCCGGCATCGACGTCTACGTCTCCGTCGCCGGCATCCCCATGGCCTTCACCTCCGGGGCGAACACCTTCTTCGACGAGGTGTACGGGGCGGACTGGTTCGCCTTCTCCCTGCAGGTCGCCGGCTTCAACTACCTCATGCCCACCGCGTTCAAGATCCCACAAACCGAGGACGGCATGAGCGGGCTCAAGGACGCCTACCGCAAGGTCTGCGAGCAGGCCAAGACGGCGGGGCTGCTGGCGGGCGGGTCGTGGACCGCGGCCGTCCCGGCGGGGCTGCCGCAGGCGCTGTTCAAGGACAACATCGCGAACGTCGGGTACTTCGTGTCCTCCCAGCCGGTGGCCCTGCAGAACTCCACCGACCGCAAGGCCCGCAAGGCCCCGCTGGTGCAGATAGCCTCGAAGCTCGCTGGCGCAATCCACAGTTCGAATGTCCTGGTTCAAATGAATGCCTGACCACTAGGAGTAAAGGAGAATCTACATGGAAGGAATATCGGCGGTAGCCGGAAAGGACGTGGTGGTCATCGACGGCAACGTCATCACTGCCCTGGCGGACGGCGAGGCGGTCAAGCTCTCGTTCGGCACGGCGGTGGGCATGATGAAGGTATCGAAGGACGGCAACGCGATCTACGCGCTGAACTACTCCGGCCTCGTCGTCACCGTGGAGCTGAGGATCATACGCGGGTCGCTGGACGACCAGATCCTGAACAGCTCGCTCCAGCAGTGGCTGGCCGACCCGTCGTCATTCTCTCTCATGGCCGGGTCGTTCATCAAGCGCATCGGCGACGGAAAGGGCAACGTGCTCTCCGAGGTCTACCAGCTCGGCGGCGGGATCTTCGAGAACATCCCGGACGCCCTGATGAACACGGAAGGCACCACGGACCAGTCCGTCGTGCTGTACAAGATGCTCTTCAGGAACAACGTCAGGCTGATGCAGTAAACCCAGGGGAAAGGAGGCGAACTTGTCACAGGGAAACGAGTTCTCACTGCCGAGCGGGGCCACGCTGCTGGTCAGCATGGCGTCGTTCGCGAACGCGAAGGCGCTGCACGACGCGCTGTGCCGCGAACTGCGCGGGAAAGGCATGGGCGACGTCGACGTGATCGAGCTCAGCAAGGCGCTGTCCTCGAAGGACCCGAACGGCCTCAACTGGGTAGCCGACAAGATCATGGGGATCGTGTCGTCGAAGGAGATCGAGTCCGCGTTCTTCGCCTGCGCGGAGAAGGCGCTCTACCGGCACGACGGGCAGGAGGCGTCCTCGGCCCAGGTGACGAAGAGGATGTTCGACGAGCCGACGATCGCCGAGCAAGCCAGAAGCGATTTCTACCACGTGTTCATGCGCGTGGCGGAGGTCAACCTGCGACCTTTTATCAAGGCGCTCTCTTCCGCGTTAAAGGCCCGCGCGGACCAGGGCGCCGAATCCCAGGCGTCGAGTACGGAGACGGGGCCGACGAAGTGACCCTGGTCGGTCTCCGCCTGGCCTCGGCTGGGTACGGCGGGGGAGATCCGGAGAGGGTCGTGCAGATGCGGGCGGACTGGGTCATGAAGATGCTCCAGTACGAGGTCTTCAAGAACGAGTACCAGGACGTCTTCCTGGAGATGAACAGGGGAGGTGCCTAGGTGGCGGGAAAGGTCGGCGAGCTCTTCATAGACCTGGTGGTCGACGCGGCCAGCGGCAACCTGTCCGTGCGCCAGCTCATTACCGCTATCGGCGACCTGGAGACCAGGACCCTGGGCGGGATGATAGGCGTGTCAAAGATCGCCGACTCCCTGGCCGGCTTGGCTGCGAAGAGCATGGACACTGCCGCCGCGCTGTCCGACTTGTCTGGCGTGACTGGCGTGTCCCCTGACAAGTTGCAGAAGTGGGGGCTCGCGTTCGAGTCGATGCGCATCCCCAGCTCTGAAGTAGCGCAGGGCATCCGGGGCGTGCAGAAAGCGATGTCCGACGTAGGCAAGGGGCACATGCCTTCGGTGTTCAGGGACCTAGGCATCAGCCCCCGGGTGCATGGGAAAGCTAAAGACTACTTCACTCTCCTCGAGGAGATGGCCAACAACAAGGTCTTCTGGCGGGCCTATGGTCTCGGCCCAGGCCAGCAGAGGGAATGGCTCGCCCAGCTGGGGATGTCCGAGAACATGCTTGTGATCATGAAGGAGATGCGGGCGAACAAGTTCGAGAAGCGCCTTGGCGAGCAGATGGGCCTCACTCCCGAGGAGATCATCCGGCTTACGCAGGCCAAGGACACGACATTCGAGATCCAGCAGATGTCCAAGCACATCGGGCTTGACATGATCGGCGGAGCTATGGGCATGGCTGACTGGCTTCGCGATGCCCTGGCCGTATTAACTTTTATACACAAGAAGGAGCAAGAGTACTCCGAATCAAAGAAGAAGTTAGGGGAACAAATAAAATCTTCCCCAGAGGCGAGCGCTATGGTGGATAAGCTCCCTCTGCACATCCGGGCAGCGCTAGTACCAGTCATGGCCGCAGGTCAAATGCTTATTCCCGAAGACCTAAAAAATGCGCTTTTGAAAGACCTGACCATCAATTTTTATGGATCGGAGAGGGGCCAGGCCCCCACCTGGATGGGGGCGACTAGGGTTACAAAAGAAGATATAGCCCGCGGCCATGTCGCGGTAACTATGAATCGCCCGGTTGAGGAGGAGCCCCAGTGATCGGCGCCATCATCCCGCAGGCCCAGGCTGCAGTCGCGTCAGCCGCCATCATCAAGAACCTGCTCGCCGGCATCTTGCCGAAGAAGAACGGGAAGGCAATGCTCGCGTTCCTGGCCAAGGACATCGGCGGGTGGGAGTTTGACTACATCTCGGATGAGCGGGTCGATGTCAACTCAGAGATTACCGACCACTTCACGGAAGAGAACATCTACGTGCAGGACCACGTCGCCATGAAGCCTATAAAGCTGACCATGCACGGCTTCGTCGGCGATTTGGCGGTCACTCGGAAGGGGCTCATAGCGACGCTGAGCAGGCTGACTGGGCAGGTCTCGTCCGCCCTCGCCGTCGTCCAGCCGTACGTAGGGAAATATTCCAAGGGCACCGCATCGACGATGGGCAAGGCGGTGACAGAGACACAGTCCGCCCTGAACAAGATCGGCAAGGTCATGGACATGGTCAGCACTATCTCGAAGCTGGCTCCCGGGATATTCCCGACGAAGTGCGAGAAGGCGTACAAGGAACTGAAGGGCAAACGCGACGCGGGATTCGTGTTCACGGTCGTCACGCCGTTCGAGCTGTTCACCGACATGCTGATCGAGACCCTGTCGCTCACGTCTCCCGACAACACTCGTGGATGGACTGACATCACGGTGACCATGAAGCAGATTAGGTTTACGCGGACCTTGGAGTTCGGAAAAAATAACGCTCGGGGCACGGATTCGCCCACGAAAACTGGGAGAGCGGCGACGCCTGCTCCTGCTGGATCGGCGGCCTCTGTTACAGGACCGAAGCCATGATTCTCCTTGACAATCTGACGGATTCCGCGAATCAGACAAGCGTCATCCCGCTTGCCGACGGATCCGCGCTACAACTCACTTTCAAGTACCGCCCAGCAGTCCAGCGGTGGACTGTCGATGCGGCGTACAAGTCGTTCTCGGAGTACGGGATCGGCCTGTCGGCGCACCCGAACCTGCTTAGGACCTGGAGGCACGTGATCCCGTGCGGGCTCCTCGTGAAGACGGTCGACCTTACCGATCCGTTCATGGCGGACGACCTGTCCAGTGGGCGCGTCACGGTGGTCGTGCTCGATAGCACGGGAAGCACGGATGAGGTGGAAGCCGTGGAGCAGGAGTACTTTCAGTGAACTATAAGTTCCAGCGGGCGTATACGCTGACGGTGCAAGGGAAGGAAGCTAAGCATGTAATATCCTATCCGCTTACCCTGGACTTCAAAATACAGCGGACCCTGTACTCGGGACTCAACAACGGACACTTTGAGATATACAACCTAAAGAAGGAGGTCAGGGAAGACATATACAAAGATGCCCCCGACGCCAGAACACTGATGCCGATCAAACTCGAGGCCGGGTACCTGTCACGATCGTTGCAGTTTGACGAGGAGGAGAGGTTCCACGGGCCGGTTATATTCCGGGGCACGATCACCTCGGCATGCTCCTATCGGGCGAGCGGGACCGACATAATCACTGAGATCGAGGCTGATGACGGGGCAGTTGCCGTAAACAATGCACGAGTGAAATTGGCGCTGTATAAGGATGATTGGATAGGTCCTAATTTTAAGTCCGCCATACGTGCCCTAGCTAAAAATATGGAGCAATACGGAGTTACTATTGGAGCAGTCGGCAGTTACAATCCTAATGGATTTCGCGGCGTAACATGGGACGGGCTCTGCTGGCCCATACTGAAGAAACTGGCAGGCGGCGATGGGTCGACGTTCATCGACTTAGAGAAGCTACATATTCTCCGGAACCACGACGCACTCGTCATACCAGAGGCGCTTCCGGCGATCGACGATTCCATCGGGATGATCGGGACACCCAGGAAAAAAGAAGATACGGTCGATTTCAAGATGGTCTTCGAGCCCGGGATCACGACAGGCCAGATTATCGAAATCAAGAGCACGATCCTCGGCAACGTGAACGGGATATATCGGGTACAAGGATTCTCGCACCAAGGTATGATCTCGAAAGCGAAGTGTGGGGAGTGCGTTACGAATGTGACGTGTGTCAAGCCAAATGACCAAGCTATCAACCCAATAACAGTAAGATGAAAAACGGTAAATTCTATACACCCCCCTCGCTGTCCGACGTGCTCGATCTGTACGAGCGGTCGATAATGGAGAACCTCCGCGTAGCGCTCCCGGGGACGATATGGGAGTACGACTCCGTCAAGAAGACGGCTAAGATCCAGCCGGGATACAACAGGATATACGTGGGGAACGCGATCGTGCCCATGGCGCTTCTGGTGGACTGCCCGGTGTTCACGCTCCAGGGCGGCGGGCTCCATCTCGGGATGCCGATCCAGAAGGGTGACGAGTGTCTGGTGATATTCGCCGACGCGAACATCGACGCGTGGTGGCAGAACGGAGACATTCAGACTCCGCTGGACGGGCGCAGGCACTCGCTCAGCGACGGGATTGCGCTGGTGGGGATCAACTCTCAGAAGAACCTGATGCTGAGCACGCTTACCCCAACCGAGGGTGGCATAGCCGCCAAGCACGTGATACTGGGACCGACCAACGCCAAAATTGCGCTTGATACAGTGACGAAGAAGGTCACTGTCCAAAGCGATCAGGCGAGTCTATTAGTAGTTTTGAATGGACTCACGACGGCCGTCTCCGGGCTGGCCAATTCTCCAAGTCCGGATAACAACATCTTGGGCATCCTTAATCAGCTGACAGACGCCATTCTGTCCGTGACCGCCGCATTATCAATCGACAGCGCGCTTGACTTAACAACGAAAGCGGCGGCGCTGGCGCAGGTTCCGATCATGACAGACATCAAAAACAACAAAATCCCGAACATGCAGAGCGCAGCCGCGTCGTCTACGGGTAGCGTCAGCACAGATATCGCCAAGCTCCTTTACTAATATGAAATTCAGAGGACTCGACGCCAACGGAGACTGGATGTTCGGGCAGGGGCTCGGCTCTTACTCGAAGGAGGAGGACGCCCTGGCCCTCAGCATACGGACTAGGGTCCTGTCGTGGTTCGGGAACTGCTTCTTCGACCCGGAGGCCGGAATCGACTGGAAGAACAGGATGGACAAGGGGCAGAAGGACGGCTTGATCAACGAGATCAACTCAGTACTCCTCGGGACGAACGGGGTCGTCAAGGTCAACTCCGTGAACGCGGTGCTCGACCCCGAGACACGCAACTTCCGGATCCAGTACAACGTCGACACGATATACACGCAGTCGTTCCAGGCGATCATCAACAGCTTGTCCGGAGTATAACAATGCCAAATCAGATCGACGCGAACGGACTCCAGGTCAAGACCACCGATGAGATCGTGTCCTCTTTAGAGGCGGGGATGATCTCGATCTACGGGGCAGACATCGACCTGAACTCGAACTCGCCCGACGGGCAAAACATAGGGATTTTCTCCCAGGCCGTCAAGGACGTGCTCGACGTGCTCATGGATGTGTACAACATGTTCTCAGTCGAGAGCTCCTACGGTATATCGCTGCACCGCCTAGTGGCCATCAACGGCCTGGCGCTGAAGGCCGGATCCGAGACCACGACGGTCGTGGATATCACCACGGACCGCGCCCTCGACCTCCCGGGGCTGGACCAGTCGCTCGTCGCTCCGTTCCAGGTACGCGACTCGAACAACACCTGGACGCTGGTCTCGTCGTACTCTTTCGGCGCCGCCGGCACGCAGGCGCTGGTGTTCCAGGCGGCCGACATGGGGCCTATCCAGCCCCTCCCAAACACGATCACGGTCCAGGCCACGCCGACGCTGGGCGTCACGAACGTAAACAACCCGACGGTCGCGGGCTCTGTCATCGGGCTGAACGAGGAGTCCGACGTCCAGCTGCGCGTCCGCCATGGGCAGAGCTTCCAGCTCGCCGCCGTGAACCCGGCCGACTCCGTCGAGGCGGCGCTGCTCGCCGTCCCGAGCATCACGGACGCGCTGGTCGTGGAGAACAGCACCGGGAGCCCGATCGGCGGTCAGCCGGCGCACAGCATCTGGGCGATTGTGGTCGGCGGGACGCCGGCAGAGATCGCCGCGGCCATCTACGGCAAGAAGGCCGCCGGCTGCGACATGTATGGGTCGCAAACCCTGGCGATAACCAGGCCTAATGGCCAGACGGCGACGATGAAGTGGGACGCTGGGGTGCAGCAGCGGCTGTACACGCAGTTCGGGATCGTCCCGACGTCGCCCGGCCTGACATTCGACGAGGTGCTCCTCGCCCAGCAGCTCGCAGCGGCCATGATAGGATACTGGAAGCTGAGCAGGCAGGCCAACCTGGGGGACATCGTCCGGGCCATGTACGTGATCGAGCCCCGAGCGATCCTGGTCTCGGCCGGCGTGTCGACTGATGGCATGTCCTATACGGACACCGTCAGCCCGACGACGGCGAAGTACTTCTTCAACCTGGCGGTGGCGGACATCGATATCATATGACCGACGCAGAACAGATCATCGAGTACTACCAGAATACCCTGATCGCCCAGTATTACAGGCAGCCGAAGGCGATCGCCACGATAGGCGCCTACGTGGGGGAGATCTCCGGCGATGCAATCTACACGCAGGTCCGCGACGCCTTCGACCTCGAGGCGGCGATCGGGAAGCAGCTCGACATGCTCGGCGAGCTTCGAGGTGTGTCGAGGTACCTGTTCTCGCTCGACCTCAGCAAGACGTTCATGGCCGTTCCGTCCTACGACGACGGCGACAAGGGTTCCGTGCTGGGGATGGCGGACTACGACGACCCGGTTTACCCGTCGAGCTGGTTCACGATGCGCTACGACGACTTCGTGTCCTACACCCTCGAGGACGACGACTTCCGCCGGGTGATCCAGTACCTGGCGACGCTCCACGCCTGCGACTACTCGTTCAAGACGCTGGACGACCTGTGCTACAGGTTCTTCCTGGGCAACGTGAACATCGTGGAATTGGGGTCGTATCAGCTCAGGTACAAGCACCTGACGTCGGACCCGGACAAGCTCTTCTCTATCATTTGGCAGATGGGACGGCTCCCGCGACCTGCGGGGGTGACGGTCACGGCCCAAGAGGTGGCGTCGTTCTAGGAGGCAGGGTATGGCAAAACTTATCAGGAAGACGCTGAAGGTCTTCGGGGGATCGGGAGCCACGAGCAACTTCGCGCAGTTCGGGTCGCTCCAATTCGGAGTCCCGCTGAAGACGAAGGACATCGCCTCCATCCAGGCGCTCGCCACCTGGGACGACGGCTACCAGAACGCGCTCTACACCGGCAACCGGGCGTTGCTGCTCGAGGACCTGAACTCCTGGTCGTACCTGCACTCCTACATGTCGGCCTACCTGCTCCAAGAGGGCATCGCGGAGTGGGACGCCGGGACCAACTACTTCCTGAACAGCATCGTCAAGCTGCCGGGAACCACCCAGCTCTTCGGCTCGCTGCAGAACAACAACCTAGGCAACACGCCCCCGACGTCCGCGAGCAACGCCTTCTGGTCCTGGCTCAACCCGCCGGTCCCGACCTCCTTCCCCATCGGCAACGGCGTCAAGGAGAACCTGAAGGTCGTCCCGAACAACGGAGCCCCGCTGAGCAAGGTCGACGTGTCGGCCGACCGCCTGTCGGTGCAGGGCGTCATCCTCGCCCCGGTCAGCTACACCGCCGACGTCACCGTCACGGGCGTCAATGGGCGCGACACCGGCACCGAGCAGCTGAGCAGCTGGTACGCGCTGTTCGTTATATGCAACGACGCCGGGACGCTCGCCGGGTCGCTCTTGTCGCTGGCCACCACCCCGACGCTGCCGGTCGGCTACACGAAGTTCCGGCGGGTGAGCTGGGTGCGCAACAACGCCTCAGGGAACTTCGTCTCGGCCCGCCGGGTCGGCGACACCGTCCTCTACTACAACCCGCCGGCGAACAACCAGTACAACCCGGCGAACCCGGTCGGCTTCAACTCCTGCATCCCGCCGGACTGCTGGGAGGCGCTGTTTCAGGTGGACTCCCAGTCGACCAGCGGGTTCTTTGGATACGGGAATATATCGGTGCAACCTTACGGAGCCTTCGGAGGCGTCACCGGCTCGATCGCATTCGTATTCATGGGATCTACCCCGGGGTACGGATCTGGGCAGCTCGCGTCCATCTTGGGCGACGGCCAGCAGATCACGTTCACGGGTTCGAGCGGATACAAGAACATCCAGGTCGTCAGCTACGTCGATCCGGTCTGAGGAGGAGGAGCGCCATGTTCATCGTCGAGAAGGACTCAGGGGAAACGGTGGTCTGCGTCGCGGAGTTCGTGAGGACGCCGTGGGCGGCTGACCCAAACTGCATCGTGCACAATCTGCCAAAATGGGACTGGTCCAAGGCGGACCTGACCGGCGTGGACACGACGCAGCCGGGCTGGATGTCCCAAGTGAAGTGGAACGGAACCACGATCGTCAAGAAGTGACCCTTATTAGGGAGGAGCGTGACATGAAGAAGCTGATCACCGCCGCACTCGTACTTCTGGCCGGCACCGCTGCGGCTGGGCTGTTCCCGTACCCCACCCCGGCTGTAGACGAGGCGGGGCTGACCGCCGACAAGTCCTACGTCTTCAACGCGGGGCCGTCGTTCTCCAACGTGACCGCCTCCGTCCAGTACAGCTCGGTCACCTTCGGCACCCAGATCCTGACGAGCGGCCAGATCGCCGTCGGCTCGCTGGTCATCCCCGAGAACGTGACCCAGCTGACCGAGGCCCGGGCGTCGAACTACCTGACCGTGAACTCGACCTCCGGACTGAAGTCGGCCAAGGTCACGCTCCTCGGCTACCAGCTCCAGAACCAGCGCGACTGGCTGTCCACGAGCAGCAAGGCCACCACGGCTGCCTCGATCGCGACGGCCCTGTCGCGGCTTCCGATGCTCAGCGTCTCCCGCGTCGGCGACGTCATCTACACCACGGCGTCGGCCCCGGGCTTGGCCGGCAACTCCCTCAAGATCTACTCCTCGACCCCGGCGGCGCTGACCATGGCGACCACGTACCTCACCGGCGGTCGCGACAACGCGGTCTTCACGCTGAGCGGCGTCCCCTTCCGGCAGGGGTACGACTGGGCCGTCGGCGCTGACAGCGCCGCCGCTGCCGTGTCGCTGGCGTACGCCATCAACAACTCGCGCCTGTCGCCGTACCTGACCGCCACCGCGAACAGCCCGACGAACGGGGTGGTCTCGTTCGCGAGCAAGATGGTCGGCTCCAACATGAACTACACCATGACCAGCTCGCTCCCGGCGGCCCTGGTCCCGTCCGGCCCCACCATGACGGGCGGAGTCAACGCCTCGTACGCGCTGGGATCCTCGCGGATCAGCCTGGCGTCCCACGGCCTCACGCTCGGGACGTCGGTGATGTTCACGCTGGGAACGCTGGCCGTCTCCCCGCTGGTCGACCAGACGACTTACTACGCCGCGCCGCTGGGAGTCAACGCGTTCGCCCTCGCCACGACCCCGGCTCGGGCCTCCGCAGGGCTCTACGTCACGCTGACCAGCTCGCTGACGCTGACCACGGCGCTGACCTCGACCCTGGTGCCGCTGCCCATCACCGGCACTCCCGGGTTCTACTGGGAGAGCTCGAACAACAAGACCTCGTGGACCGACCTGACCCCGACCGTGTCGTCCGTGACAATCACCTCGTACACCGCGCCGTACGCCACGAAGAGCTTCTCGTTCGGACACTACGCATTCAAGTACGCTCGCTTCCGCGTCGTCGCCCCGGCGTCCGGGGCCGTCAAGATCAAGATGTCCTTGGTCAGGCAGTAACTCGTGCACAGGGAGGGATCGGCCATGCAAACCATCATCCTCGCAGTAATGCTCCTCGGAAGGATGGCTGCCGCTGCGCCGATCCCTCCCCAGCCCGGGTCGACCGGGATCAACAACTCGGCGTCCGCACAGGACGCCAGGTTCAACGTCGGGACTGGGACCGTGCGCGGTCTCTTCACGGCTGACCGCATCACGGTCAGGGACCTGACCGCGACCGGGTTCACCTTCTCCGGCGACGGGTCGGCCATCACGAACCTCAACGCGTCGCAGCTCCTGACCGGTGCCGTACCGGCGGCTCGCCTCGTCGGGGCGTTCAGCGGGATCACCGGCGTCGGCACGCTGGTCTCTGGTGTCTGGCGCGGGACCGCCGTCGGCACGCAGTGGGGAGGCACCGGACAGAACTGGTCCGCCACGCCGAGCGGCAGCATCCCCGTCTTCATAGGGACCGGCATCATGGGCCTGCTCGCGCCGGGGCCGACGTCTCAGCTCCTCCAGAGCACCGGGTCTGGGTTCGCCTGGACCGGAGCTCCCGCGATCACGGGCGCGAACATCACCGGGCTGCTCCCCGCCAACCTGTCGGCGGGCAGCCTGCCGACCAACGTGGCGGTGAGCCAGGCCTCCATCGCCAGCCTCCCCGGGTCGAAGGTCACCGGGAACATCGCCGGCCTGGCGAGCAACTTGTCGCAGCCGCTCCCGATCGGTAACATCGCCTACGGGATCCTGCCGTACTCCGTCGTGGCCACGTCCATCACCGGGACCGGAGTCACGCCCGGGATCTACGGCGGCGCGGCGTTCGTGCCGCAGCTGACCGTCCGGTCCGACGGCAGGATGAGCGCCGCGACCCAGGTCGCGCTCTCGATCAACGCCCCGAACATCGGACCCGGCACTCTGCCTGTCGGCGTCGACGTGCCCCAGGCCAACCTGGTAGCCGGAGCGCTGCCTGCCGGCATCACCGTGCCGCAGGCCAACATCGTACCGGGCACGCTGCCGACCAACGTCGTCGCGTCATCCATCGCCCAGACTGGCGTCACCCCAGGGACGTATGGCAGCGCCACGACCTCCGCTAGGATCATCGTCGGCGCGGACGGTCGGCTGTCATCCGCGTCCGAGTTCTCCATACCCGGCGTGTCGACCAGGACCGCCTTCTACGACCGCGATAACGGGTGGAGCGTGACGCAGACGGCCAAGAGCCCGTGGACCTTCCAGGCGTCCGGGCCGACGCGGTACTCCCTCGGGACCTCATCTGGAATATCCGTGGCCGCAGGAGGAGTGACGGCTCCCTGGTTCTCCGGAGCCCACTACGGCGACGGCTCCAGACTGACCAACCTTCCCTCGACAGAGGGGAGCACCTACGCCTCTCCCAAGTTCCTGACGGCGACCGGCAACACCAGCTACAGCCTGCAGGCGTCGTCCGGCGTCAGCGTCCTCGCCGGGGGCGTGACTGCACCCTGGCTGTCAGGTGACCATTATGGTGACGGCTCGCGCCTATCAAATCTCCCGATACCACCTGCCGGACCTTGCGGCGCTGGGACGGGGGCCAACACGGTGCTGTGCCAGGGAAGCCTGAACGCGGCCAACGGTGACTTCGACACCATCTCCGGAGGGCTCGCCAACCTGACGAACGGCGGCGGGTCGTTCGTCGGTGGCGGGAACAACAACCAGACCCAGCTCCAGTACGCCGTCGCGGTCGGCGGGCTCAATAACTCCGTCAACTCCGCGTACGGCACTGTCGGCGGGGGCCGTAACAACTTGATCAACGGAGTCAACGACACCATCTCCGGCGGGAACGGCAATACCACCAATGGCGGACCTTCCGGCGGAGGCGCGACAGTAGGCGGAGGCGCGACCAACTTAGCGACTGGCGAGTACTCTACCGTGCCGGGAGGGAAGAGCAACACCGCCTCCGGCGAGGCGTCCGTCGCGCTGGGCTACGGGGCGACGGCCTCGCACACCCGGTCGATGGTCTACAGCCAGGCCGCGACGTCCTCCAACAGGAGCCGCCAGGTCAAGTTCGAGGCGCAGGGCGGGTTCGACGTCGTGTCCCCGGCCCTGACCGTGACGGGCGGGGCGCAGCTGGGCTACGGCCTGGCGGCGACGACCGCGTCGCTCACCGGCACCGGCAGCGCCCTGTACTCGCTGCAGACGTCATCCGGGGTCAACGTGGCCGCCGGCGGGGTGACCGCGCCATGGCTGAGCGGAACCCACTACGGCGATGGCTCTAAGCTGAGCGGGATCTCGATAGCGGTTCCGGATCCGCTGCCGATCATCCAGCTCGATGCAAAACCCCTGCAGGAAGGAATCACGATTGCCACGAATACGCTGATCTCCGGAGGGTTCTACGTCTACAATACCGCCGGAGGGACGCTATACTATAATAAGGATTTCACCGGAGACCTTCAGGGCTACTCCGACGGAATCCTGGAGTACAAGTCTGCGACCAGCATGGTCATCGGACCCAAGGCGACGCCGAAGGTGACGCTGAACATCACACCGTCCGACACCGTCCCGGCCATCCTAACGTCATCCGGGATCAGCGTCTCTGCGGGCGGCGTCACGGCTCCCTGGCTCAGCGGCACTCACTACGGCGACGGGTCCAAGCTCGACAACCTTCCCGGGGAGACGAATACGTACGCCTCTCCCAAGTTCCTCACGGCCACTGGCAACGCGAACTACAGTTTGCAGACGACTTCCGGGATATCGGTGCTTGGAGGAGGCGTCACAGCTCCTTGGATATCTGGCACTCATTATGGAGACGGATCCAATCTCTCTGGGATCTCGGGGGTGACCGACCCGCTTCCCATCATAGAGATCTCGGCGAAGCCGAACGAGGAAGGCGTGATCATCTCGACGAACATCACGGCGCAGGGGGACTTCCTGCTAACTAATCCTGCCGGCGGCAAGCTCTACATCACTAAAGACTGGCCCGGTCAGCTGCTCACAAACGACACTGGAAAAGTAGAGTGGAAGTTCATCAGCAAGTTCTACATCGGGGATAGCGCGACGCCGTCGGTCACTCTCGATATGCAGCCGTCGAACACGCGCCCATCCGTCACTACCTCGTCTGGGGTCTTGGTGCAGGCGGGCGGCGTCACAGCACCGTGGTTCTCAGGGGACGGCTCGTACCTCACAGGCATCGTCAGCGGTGGGGAGACGAACACCTACACCTCTACCAAGACCTTCATAAGCACGGTGTCTGCTGGTGGGTTGATGATCGGAACTACGGCGAGTCCGTTGCTCTTAGCCGACAATCAACCATATGACATCATTGCCGTCGGCCCATCGGGGGTTCGTGGCGGGCGCATGAGGCTCTACAGCTACGGGTCAGGGGCAACCGCTAATGGGGTCTTTAATTTCTTGACCGGGCGAGGGACCAATGACTCGCCGCTGGCCCTTGCGAGCGGAGACAACCTTGGAACGATTGGATGGGGTGGCTATGCGGGGCCTTCTTCGACCTACACTGCGGCTGTGATGAACAGCATCGTTTCCGGTGCTTGCACCGTGGGTGCGGGTTGCCCGTCTAGGTTGCAGATAAGCATAAGCACTGGAGGAGTCAATCCGACCCTGACTGCTCTAGTCATCAGCTCCGAGGCCGTCGTGCAGATGTCCTCCTCGGCGTGGGTCAGGGGACAGGACGTCAACGGCTACAGCCTCCATGTGTCATCGGGCATCAAGGCGCAGTACATCGACCTCCCCGGCGGGCGCGTGGACGGTCCCGGGGGTGGGGGCGGAGAGACGAACACCTACGCCTCCCCCAAGTTCCTCACCGCGACAGGGGACACCGACTATAGCCTGCAGACATCCTCGGGGATCTCGGTACTCGCGGGAGGCGTGACCGCCATGTGGCTTTCAGCCTCCAGCGGAATCTTCACCGGCACCGGCGACGAAAGCATGAGCATCGTGGCATCTTCCGGTATATCGGTCCTCGCGGGGGGCGTGACCGCGCCGTGGTTCTCCGGCGATGCTTCTGCTTTGACAGGAACAGGTGGGTTCGGGGCATGTAAAGACATATCCGTATCTCGCCATAATATAGTTTGTAGTCAGGTCGCCGGCAATGATGCCTCTCCTAGTTATTCTGTAGTCAGCGGTGGCGCGAATAATAATGCGAGTGCCAGCTTCATAACCATTGCAGGCGGCTCTGCTAACAATTCAGGGGCCTCACCGAGCAGCGACTACTCATTTATCGGAGGTGGAAGCTCTAACAGCGTAGCGGGAATATTCTCTACCGTGCCGGGGGGCTCGTCGAACACGGCCTCGGGGAATTGGAGCTTTGCACAGGGTCGCAGGGCCAAGGCAGTGCATACGGGAACCTTCGTCATCGACGACTCTCAGGACGCCGACTTCTCATCTACCGTGAACGACCAGTTCTCAGCCCGCTATCAGGGAGGGGTCTACTTCGAGGCCCCATACTCTACCTTTACTGGTCGAATAACTGCGAGTGGCGGCGTCGTGACGACCACGGTGACCGCGAGCGGGAAGGGTCAGTTCTCCGTTGGAGTGAGCTCGTTCGGGGTAGGCGGGAAAATCTACTACAGAGACTACGCCACCGCAGTCACCACCACGACGACCGGCACCGCCGAGGTGACCTTCGCCACGGCGACCATCCCCGGCGGCACCCTGGTGAACGTGGGCGACTGCCTGACTTTCCGGTGCGTGGCTTATGGCGTGCGGGCTGTGTCGAAGACCCTGTACGTCACGCTCGGAGGCAGCCTGGGCACGCGGATCGAGGTCCAGTCGAACAGCAACAACGGAACAGTCATGGGCACCAGTCCGACGATCTGCAAATCCGACGGGGGAGTCGGCTGGCACCTGATCGGCAGGGAGCAGGGAGCGTCCACATCCGGAGTGTTGTCGCAGGCGGTGTCGTTCGACGAGACAGCAAGCATAGACGCGACCTGTGGCTGCTCGGTGGCGACCGGGGCGCAGGGCGACTGCAGCTTCTCCTACTTCAAGGTCACGTACGAGCCGCGCTGAGTATCCCAGGACGATAGTCACGGAGGAACGATGAGGTACCCGATCGAGACGACGAACCAGCCGGGGATGACGATATACGCCATCATCCACCATCCGGACGGCAGGGTGTGGAACGACTCCGACGAGGCCTGGGAGGCGTTCAACGTGGGGAACTGGTCCCTGTACGCCATCCCGCTGGCCGAGCAGGGCGCGTCCGGCTACTACCGGGCCGACTACCCGGCGGCGGTCGCCGGCGTGCTGACGACCGAGGCGCTCTACCTCCAGGCCAGCACGGCCCCCAACGTGGGGGATATCCCGTCCATCGGGCTGGGGCAGAGCCAGGGCTCCGCCATCGCCGCAGTCAACGACGACACGGTCGCGGCCGACAACCTGAAGAAGAACCTGAAGTCGATGGCTCCCGGCAAGGCCGTCGCCGGGACGCTGACCGTCACGCAGATGACCACCGACCTCAGCGACACCGCCGACGGGGTCTACATCGGCAGGCTGGTCGTCTGGACCACCGGGGCGCTGATCCGCCGGACGGCGTACGTCACCGCTTATGCCGGCTCGACGCGCAAGCTGACCTTCGGCGCGGTCTCGGTCGCCCCGGCGGCCGACGACGAGTTCCTCATCATATGATCCAGTCAACGGTGCCGGTCGGAGGGGGCGTCGGCAGGGCGCACCGCCAGTCGCCGTGGCCGATCTGCAAAGTCGAGTACGTCCTCGCGATGGCCCAGTCGGTCGTCGGCGAGGTGCCGTTCACGGACGAGTGCTCGCCGGAAGACCAGGAGTGGTACATGTCAACAGAATATCAGGGGCTGCAGACCTTTCAGAAGGGCGACGTCGGCCTGGCCATCGTCGTCATGGTGGTCGACACGGGCGGGAACCCCATCGACCTGCGCGGGGCCTCGGCCAAGGTCATCCGGGTCGGGTTCCCTAGCGGGATCTCCAAGGACTTCGCCGCGTCGTTCGCCACCGACGGGAGCGACGGCGCGATAACCTACGTCACGGCTGCCGTCGGAGACCTGGACCAGGCCGGCGACTACACCCTCCAGGGAATCGTGACGCTGAACGGCTCGACCAAGTCGACGCTGGTCCCCTCGCTCATCGGC